CGCCCTTTATAGTGATGTACTTATTTATTCTTGCGATAGTATATTCTACAGAAGAAAAAAAGTCAGAAGAAAAATTAGATTTGTTTGTAATTTTTAAGTCTTGAAAGTTTAGAGTAGTCATAGTTTTTAGTTTTAGTTATAGGCAAATATACAACCAACAAACGGATAAACAAACAAGTCAAATGTTAAACTTTGTAAATTCTTTTTCATACAAGCCGATAAACTCGTTTGCTTGGTTGCGTAACTCTATGCGGTGCTGTGCTGTGTACACTAAATCTTTCTTCTTAAGTATAAGTCTAAACTCTTTTGCTTTGCTAAATGCTTCTATGTAGTCAATCTTTGCGTGGCGTTGTTTGCTTTGTCTTAATGTCTCGCAGAAGTCTGCGTATTGTTGACCGTACTTTCTAATAAGTCCTTTGTAGTACTTTAGGTCTTCGCCACCTTTAAAGCTGTTAGAGTTGCGAGATTGTAAATGTATATTATGAAGATTCAACGATGTTTGTCTGTTTGATCCTGAGCTTATAAAGTGTCCTGCATCAGTTGCAAAAGCATCTACATTAGCAATGCAGTCTTGGTCCTTGTCTATTATTCTTACTATCTCGTTAACTACTGGTTGAAGGTATTGTTTCCTGTATGCGTCTTTTGATAACAGGTCTATCTTCTTTTCCTGATTCTGCTTTTGTTCTTTTATTCTTACTTCTTTCTTTGCTTTTGGTATTGTTACCTTGCGTATGTACTCGCCTCCTGCTTCTGTTGTTTGAGTCCAGCTTATAAAACACTTCTGACATAAACCATAACGAAAGATATGCTTAGGCTCTCCACATCCTTTATAGTGCTCTACTCTGTAGTTTCCTTTGCATATCTTTTCTTTCATGGTTTTAGTTTTAAAACATTGTTAATTGTTGTTGATGCTGCTTTAGTCTTTTGTTTCCGTCATTAAAATAGTCTTTGTCAAGTTCACAGGTTACTAAGTCAAATCCTAGATTATGGCATGCTATATCTAAACTTGCAGAACCTCTTTGAGTGTCTAATATTTTGTCTCCTTTCTTTGCGTAGTGATGCAGTAACCATTCATATAGTTTAACGGGTTTTTGTGTTGGGTGTATTCTAACCTCTTTGTTTTTCATGTCTTGCTGAATCATGCCGTTCCAAATAATCTCACAAATATTAACGCTTTTTGTCATAGATAAATAAGCCATTTCCGCCCTACCAAATGCAGTCCCTTTTTTATCCCAAACTAAACGACCTCCAGATAAATCATAATTATTATAAAAGTTTACACCCCAAATTATTTGATTCTTACAAACTCTTTTGATTTCTTCAAAATATTCTATCCTTGGCGCAATATTATTAAATTGTTTATATTCCTTTCTTTTCCCTGCTTTATTTTTGCTATTACTTGTAAAAGTTTTTGTGGCATCAGAATCAGAACCATAAGGAGGATCAACAATAGCCAAATCAAAGTAATCATCTGGATAACGTGCCATCATAATCATGTTATCTTCATTTGTTGCTGTTATCATAGTTTTATTTTCTTAAAGAAGTTCCTTTTAACTCTATTATGTTAAACATTTGGAACAGTCTATCATGCACCCTAAAGCCGTATTTCTGTCCAAGGTAGTCTAGTGTTTGTTCTAAGCTTCCGCTTTGATCGTGATAGTTCATAGTAGCGATAGTCTTTGGCAAATCTATTGATCGCTTCTCAAACATTTCTTGAAACAAGTTTACCTTACCGTAGTTGCTTGCTTCTCTCTCGGTTGTAAGGTCGTCAAAGTATCTTGTTCCCTTTGTGTATTTATTCCAGAAGTTCTTCTTTTCTTCTGCTGTATTTAATCCTTCGTATTCACTTACTACGTCATTACACGTTGAGAATCCAAATAAAGGCTTGTAACGGGTTATTGGTTGCAAGTTACCCTTTATATCCAGTATAGATTTAACTGGCGTTGTACAGCCTTTAAATAGCATCTTATGTAATGCTTTGAACGTTGATGTCTTTCCGCAACCTGTGCCACCTACAACTAGCAATCCTTTTTTTAAATCTGGATTTGATATTGTTTTGTTTAGTATTGGCGAATCGAAAAACAATTTATCCTTAAAAAAATAAGATAGTAAAGTATAAACAAAAGTTTTTGCTTCTCCATTGTTTGCCTTTGGGTCAAATTGTTTTTTATTTTCTATAATGTAAAAATCTAAAAACATCTTATACAAATAAGATAAGTTTACATCGGCATACTCTGGCAATTCCACTTTCTTATCTAGGCTTTCAAAGTACTCAGCAACCTTTGCTTTTTGTTCGGTGCTTAATCCTCTGTCTGTTTCATACTTTTTTATTTGTCTCTTCTCTGTATCGGTTAACTCTGATTTGTTAATGATTGAGTTGTACTTGTGCTTTCCTATTTCTTTATCGTTCATGGTTTTAGTTTTTAAACTGATTAAAGTTAATATCATCTATCTGTCCTAAACTTTTTAAATAAGAAGTAATAATATTTATTTGAACTTGATTTAAGTAATACCTACTTTTTATATCACAAATTACGCCTTGTCTTTGTTCATCCCAAGGCTGGCTTCTACCATCTCCACCAAGTATAAATCTATATTTTCCTTGATAAATATTTATTTCAAAACCTTTAGTTGCACATATCTTTAAGGATTCTATTTCACCTAGTTCTAATACTAGTAAAGGATTTGTAATAGTAGTTAAATTTTGATATTGAATAATAAGCTTTCTAGTTTCATCAAGCTTATTAATTAATCTAGCTTCCTCAGTTCTAAATATTTCTATTCTTTCTTTTAATTCCATAGTTTTTGTTTTAAGTTGGTCTGTTCGTTTTAAGTTTAAAAGCTGGCTTATCTTTAGATTTAAACTCGTCTTCTGATCTTGCTATCCAATTTGATGCAGAAGCTTTCCAGTTCTTCATCTTTGCTTTTCCTACTATCCATCCTTTAGATTCGTAAAAGTTAAACATTTTCTCACTTTCTTTTTTTGCGAAACTTTTTTCTTTGTTTTTTTCTAAAGTCATATAATTAAATATATCTTCTATCGTAGGAGGAACAAAGCGAGCGTTTTTTTTCCTACTCTCTTTAGTATTAATTGTAGTATTATATTTTGTAGTATTATCCTTTAACTTTTCTTCAATAGGGGTATATAACATTTCTTCTATACCCTCTTTAACTAAACTTAAATACCTATGTAATATTTCTTTAGTACCCTCCCTGTAAATTAATTTGATATCTAAGTAACCTAATTTGACTAATTGTGAAACCCATTTGCTGATTGAAGTATTAGAAACACCGTACAAGTTAGCGAAATACGCATTTGTAGACCAGCAGTAGCCCTTAGCGTTTGTAAGGGCTGTTATCTCTGCATATAATAATTTTGCGTTAGCTGTGAGTCTCTTATCGTATCTTACATCAGCAGTTAAGATAGCGTAGTAGTTTGGCTTTTGTTTCTTGTCTTCCATGGCTTATTTGTTTTTAAGCTCGTAATAAGCGTTAGCCAACTCTTCTTCCAATTGTTTAATTCTTTCGCTTAGTGTTATTATCCAAGCTTTGTCATTTTCTCTTGTATTTTCCATAATATTTATTGTATAAAAAAACCGCTTTAAATCTGAGCCTTCGACCTCTCAGAAATAAAACGGTTTTACTATTTTTTTAAGTTGCTTCATGTCGAAGGCTGCAACTGAACTGCTAATATACTACTTTTAAATGGTTTACATGTAATTATTAACCAAATATATCATCATCATCTATATCAAAATCAGATACTTCTGCTTTCGCGACACCTTCTATCTTCCAACCTTGTAAGCTGTTGAAATACTTTGTCTCGCCTTTAGGGCTTACCCATTCTCTACCTTGTATATTTATAGAGACTTCTATCTCATCGCGTATATTGTAACCGTCTATAAGCGAGCATTTATCTTTGATGAACTCGATTAAGATTGACTGCGGATAAGTTTCAACGGTTTCTATCACGATTTCACGCTTTGTAAATCCATTGTTGCCAAACTCTTTTGTTTCGCCTTTGATCTTTAACTTTCCTTTAATTGTTGCCATAATGTTTATTTGTTAATTGTTAATGCTCCCTAGTTTTAGAAGCGAATAGTTAATTTTCCAATCTTCTTTTTGATTAAGTTCTATGTACTTTCTGGCGACTGTAAACCAATAGCAAGAACTTTCTTTTAGTATCTTCTCAGACTTTACTTTTCCCATACGGTACAATCCCTTAATGCAATCTGCTGTATCTCCCATTATCATTTGTTGCCAAAATAAAAAACTAGCGTCGTCATCGGTAAGGTAGATAGGTTCTCTTTGCTTAAAGCTTTGCTCATGGTAGCCGTTCTCATCTAAGATATAGTTTCCGTCAAAGTCTTTGTCCTTTTGCTTGTAGTAAGACCAATAGAAGCCCCCTATAGTCTTTAAATCTTTGTCGGGGCTAACTATTATACAATTCGCTTTGCCTAGCTCTACGGCTCTTATAGCGATCAAGTCATCAGCTTCTAGCGTGTCGGAGAACTTAGCGTCGTTAATAATGTAATGATTTCTTAGCAACCATACATAATTGTTACGCTTACGGTTTGCCTTGTAAGAAGGTGCTAATTCCTTTCTAAAAGATCTTGTACAGGTAGTAATAAATAATTCAAAAGATATATTATCAAAAAAGGTATTTTCTTCTAAGTGTAGTTTTATTTCTCCTATTCTATCCTCTACCCTTTTAATTCCTAAATTATAAACCTGTTCTAGCATCCATTGTCTTGCTCCTTCTTTACCATGCAATATAATTGCATCCCTTATGTGCTTTCTTGAAACTACCTTATACACGCTTGTATATAAGATAGAATCTAAATCTATTAAGGCTATCATGACACAAATTCTAAACCTCTAAGAGTAAATAATTTACCAGCATCTTTTGAAAGTTTATATTTAGCATTGCTCTTATATAACGCTGTTAAATCTTCTTTGTTAAAAACAGTTATAAGTTTTGCTTTCAGGACTTTCATGTCTTGATCGGTAAATGCTTTCGCTACTGGCTTACTTTGCTCACCTCCTGCGTCTGTGTCTTTGTCTGTAACAAGTCCAAGCATGGAGCTTAAAGCGTATCTTCTAATGTATGTAACTGCACTACCTAAGACTTGAAAAGCATTCATCTTTGCTAGCTGTACGTCTTGAGGAATGTTTGTTAATGATCTTATTTCTTGACCTGATTCTACATGAAACAAAATAGTCTCTACTTGGTTTTCGTGTAGTAATTGAGTGAACCCTAAACCGTTCTTTCTTAATAATGGATTAATTACTGC